ACTCACCAACAATTCATCCCAACCGGTCGGCATAATCAATTTGCCTACTAAAAGATATCCTATAGCCATATTCAAATCAAATTTACTATTCGGTACATTTTTCTTATACCACTTTACAAATTTGTTCATTCTATAAAACGGGCTAGGACTAGGAGGTCTAAACACCATATACCCACCTGAATTAATTATAGTCTCGGGTTGTAGTTCACCATTTGTTATAGCTTCAATATCATTATCCGATTGTAATTCTAACCAATGCTTTCCTTTATGTGAATAATTAATACATAAATCACCAAAGTTTCTATCTGGTGTAAAAAACAAATAATCTTCTGGTTCTAATAAAATTTCTTCACCATCAATAAATTCAAAGTAAGCATTGATACGGGGGTCCTGATCTATCTGTACTTTATATTGCTCGTAAGCATGTATTGCGTCATTTAATTCAATCCATAAATTATCTTTTATTGGAGAGCAATGAAGTTTGTTTAAATCTGAATTATTATCAATATGTTCTAAATTCATAGAATATTTAACATTGATTTTGTCAATTGCGTTATTAATTCTAATTATTATTTCATTCTCATCTTCCTTTGTGATATAAAAACTAGTATCGCTGTGGAACTTGGCATTTTTATCAACTTGTGTTTTGATGAGATTATAAAATTTATGTGCGGCATCCCATTCATATATCAAATAACTCAATGTAATGGTATCATTCCCATTGCTGAATATCACTTGAATGCACGGATTGTTATTATACTGTTCTATCATAAATTTTTTGTTTTGGTAATTTAACTTCAGTAGGAGATCCACAATAAGGTTGTTTGCATATTAATGGATTAACAATATCTTTATTGAATTTTTCCGTTAAGTCAGTATCATATATAGTTAGAGGTTTATCTAAGTTAAAAAGATTTTGTGCCCCGCACGACCCTTGAATAACGCCTCCCCTATTAATAACAAATCTATCTACGCCCATATTACATTGCCAGCCTTCAAAATGATACCAATCTCTCTCCATCAAATATTGTGTATCAATTTTTATTGTTTCACCGTTATCTAATTTCAACATCATACCCTCAGAATCTGATTGAGGCATTCTTCCTAATTTTTTAATTTTGTCAATCCATTCAGGTGGGGGCATCTTTTTGACTTTATCTTTGATATATTCTTTTTGTTCTTTTGTATATAAAGGCATTACTCCGTTTAATACGATAGGTCTTACTTTAAGTAACCACGGAGTACTGTGATTTTTCAAATCATCAGCAATTTCTACTGCCCTATTAAAATTTAATGGATCCATAAACACAGTTGCGTTAACTAAACAATCAGTATTCTCATACAAATAATCCATGACTTCTTTGATATGTTCTACATCGCATTCTTGATTATGAACACTTATTGCAATATCTTCAAAATAGTTTCCGTACTCTTTCCAAAATCTCAATGTACGTGATCCATTTGTAACTATAGTCACACGACAGTTGTATTCTTCAGTAAAATGTTTTGCAAATTCTCCAAGATCAGGCCATAGTGTTGGTTCTCCGCCATTGATGTTTAATCTGATATCTGTTTTATTGAAGTCGTTTCGGTATACATCTATCATGTATCCTAGGTTCTTTTTTAGTAATTCTAAATCTGTTGTAAATTTATACTTACCATCATTACATCCAGTAAAACAATAATGACACTTATAGTTACATGTAGTACCTACAAGATATTCAATAGTCATTGAATTTTTAAAATTGTTATTTATAATCTCTACTGGATTCATTTTGTTCCTATAATCATGTGTCTAGTATACAATGGTAGTTTCAAACTACCGCTGTATAATTTGTTTATGTGTGATTGTTTTTCAAATTCTTGTAGTGTTGAACTTATTCTAATGTGTTCGGGTATTTTATAATCATTACTTTGCAACACAATTAAACTGCCTGTAGGAACATTATTAAGCCATATTTCATATTGTTCTTGTGTAATGTGTTCACAGCTAGTGTTGATAATTGTATCCCCTGTTATCGTAGTATTACACATATCACCTGTAATTGCGTTGAATCTACCATCTTGTTCTTCTATCTTGTTCATCATGGTTGCAATTTGTTCACATAAAGGATCAATATCTACACTACAAATATATTTGATTGGAATGCCACTTTGAAATAACAAACTAGCAAGAACACCTACCCAACCACCGTGTATATCTATTCTTGCACTATCTGTTACTAGTTCTCGTAGATTCTCTATAAGCCATTCTTTACTTTTAAGTTGGCCGCTCCAAAATGCATCCATAGTCCGAATAGGATCTGAGCTTTGGCGAATTGCTTGCATCCAAAAATGCAAATGTTCTGTATCTACTTTCATATCTTTTCTTTGGGTATTTTGCTGTCTGCCGAACTCATACATGATGGGGTTATACAAATTTTAGGACTATCAAATAGTTTGAATCCTTCTGTTAAAGTTCCTAAAATTTTATCATGGCAGCTATAACTACGCTTAACTTCATTTTCACGTATCACTATACCTTGGTGACCGCTGTTACAGATCCAGCTCTCAAATTTATTAAATCCAAATGCATTGAATCTTTCAGCTTGATCTACATACCAAATTTTGTTTTTATCATCAATCAATTTAACTTGTAATACTTCATCTAATTTATTATATTGTGGAAATCCAGTACGCATTAATTGTAACATATCTTCTGAGTACCCGTCAACTATTTTACTAGCAGTTGGGTCAGTTTGTGGTTTAAGTGTAACATTAATTCCCCGTTCACTAAATCTTTTACATCTAGTGTACAAATCTAAAAACTGTTCGGGAACCATAACTTGATTGATAGTAACAAATACATTGTTTTCCATTAAAAAAAGTATCTTATCACCGAATTCTTTTTCATCGGCAAATTCATGGTGAAAGCTAGCAGTTATGCCACGACGCCTGCTTAGTTCAGTGGTATGTAACCAACGTTCCCACCATTGAATGCCCGGGCTTAAGTTAGTAGTCATGTGTATACTATCAAGTAATACCTTTTCTGCTAATATTAAAAAGTGTTTATATGCTGTAGGCTCACCACCACTGAAGGACCAATGAAACTTTGTATAACCATTACTTGTGGCTTGCATTCTAATGTTATCTATTGTTTTTTTGTAGACTTCTAGTTCTTGGTGATCGGGTGTTTGACTGTTAGCATAAGGCCAACAGTAGCTACACTTGTAATTACAAAATCTTCCTAGTATCCAACTTACATTAAAAATACCCTCGTCTAACATTGTTTGTTGGCCAAACTTAGTAATATTATTCCAGGGTATTTTTGTAAAATCCGTCATATTGTTCTTTTAACCAATTAAAGTCATTTATCTTTTTAAGCGCAACATTATCACCTTTATGTAAGGTTCCATATTCACGGCCTTTTTTTGCACCATCTAATATATACTTTCCATATGGTTTATCTTTACCTACATTGCACCAAATGTTTAATCTATCTATAGATTCACTTGAGTTTTGATTATTGATTATTTGGCTAGACAATTTTACGCATTCACGAAATGCACTTCTCCAACTATGAAAACTATCACTGTTAAATTCTGTAACATTACTCACTATCATAATAGGGTCATAAAATTTACAAATGCTAGTAGTCATGTCAGGTGAGTTCATATTCATGCGTAATGTTGCCATCCTAGGAAGTAATTTAACTCCACCATTACCATATATCAAATCATTAACATTATTTTTACTACGCCAAACACGAACCTTTTCGGGGCTGTAAAACTCTATTTTATACTCAAATACAAAATTGTCAAGTATAATGGCATCAGCATCAACTACCCAAAAATAATCTGATTCACATATTTTGGCTGCTTCATAATGTGCTTGATGTATACCTTTTATCCCATGTATCCTTTTAGCGTGAGGTGCTTTTTCTTTTAAAAGTTCAAAATTCTTATCAGCATTGGGTTCATCATAACTGATGAAAACAACATCATATGGTGGGTGATATTTATAACGAATAAAATTCTCATCACTACGTAATATGGGTTTGATTGTATCTCTAAATGTCTTGCTATCAACATTAGAATAAACGTCTTTAATTCGTTCATCTTTTATAAAATCTCTTATCAACTTGCCCGTCTTGTTTGATTCTTTTAGTATGTTACCCTCATTAATGTGATTGGAACAATTGATAAAGAAATTATTGATAAAATCAAAATCACGAATTTGGCTGTAATCCCATTTTTCAACTAACGTCATGTAACAGCCTAGTCTTGCACCATATATGGCCCACAATCCATATTGTATGTCACTTCCTATATGCATCCATCGCCATAGTCTGTCATAGTTTCTCCAATCAATTTGATCCATATTATTAACGGACATGTTATTTTCTAATGATAATTTCACTCCGTCACGTAGTCCTGCACGAAATGCTTGTAGTTGACTATTGAATCTGACTTCCGATCCTGCGCTGTTCAATTGCAAATAATCATGGCACATGAAATCAATTGACTTTGTGTCACTGCTATTTTCATGTGTTTGCATGTTCATTACCATGTTTACTGGCCAAACTTTGATACTACCGTTTCCATATTGATTTCCATTAATTGTGTTATATGCACTAAAACTTAAAACACTAGTATCAAGGTCTATCCCATGGGCTAAATCTATAGTATTATGGAAAAAGTCAGGATTGACATAATTGTCTCCATCTACTATAATCACGTTCTTAGTTTTGCTAAGCCTCGCACATTCTTTGTGTGCATTGTCAGAACCCTTAACACCGTGAACTCTCATGGCATCAGGTTTCAAAGACAATAAATGTTGGTAATTTTCGTCAGCATTTGGCTCATCGTAACTAAGAAAAATTACTGAATAGTTGTTAGGATTAAATATCATAACAATATTTATGTATTAATTGTCTACTAAATAGACTTTGTGGGTAAAATAGATGTTGACGAGAAACAAAAACTCTGTTATACTTCATGCATGAATTGAGAAAGGCGCTGAAAAGCGACTTAAAAAGATAATTTTGTAAACCAGGACTAAATAAAAGACTATGAAAAATATTACTTGTCAATCGCTGAAACATAGAAGCATGTGGTCAATAGCACCTCAGCAATCCGTGTTTGCCTTTGCAGGTACGATTAACCCTAGTATTCGCTCATATAATGATGAGGGGTTACCCGGAAGTTTCATAGAGGGAGTAGGTTCAAAGTAACTGAAACTAACAAATTTATGAAACCCCTGGGAAACTAAAAAGTCTCAGGGGTTTTTGCTTATGTAGCAGAAAAACAACAAAAGGATTTGACGGTAAATGGTAAAGGATATAGAATACGGTTCTTCTAAAAAAATTGAATGGCTCAAAACTCATTCAATGACAGAGGAACAAAAACGAAAGTTGATTGAACAAAAAATCAATGACGCAAAACAGTATCTTAATGCTAAGGTGAAAGCCAAAGCTACAGACTAAGATGCAAGTGTTGATAGGCAACGAGGGCCGGAATACATCACTATAAAAATGTTACAAACGGGCGGACAGTATACATGAAATTCATGGCGACAACGTGAAAAGTAAAACTACTGGTTAGGGTATCAACCCTATCATAGCATGGATGTTGAAAGATACATCATGCTATTCTAAAACATACTGACACACAGACCCGGCTTGAGAAATTAAGTCGTTAGTATGTTTTAGAATAGCATAGTGCGAGGAAAAAATCAGACCCTGTGAAGGTTGAAGGACGCACTTGACTATTAAAAACATGTTGGCGTGTAGTGTAATGGTAACACCACAGACTTTGACTCTGTTATTCTAGGTTCGAGCCCTAGCACGCCTGCCAGACATTGGGGAATTGGTATAATTGGGAACACAGTAGCCTTGCAAGTTACAGTTAGCGGTTCGATTCCGCTATTCTCCACCAAGTTTAGGATACATACAGCAAACTACATCAAACGATGTGTCGTTGGTTCAAGTCCAACATTTGGCTTCATGCCAGATTAGCTCAATGGTAGAGCATTCGTCAAGAATGTATCCTGTTTTATTTGACCATAAGGTTCGTTACAGCAATCAAAA